GTCTCATTTTTCCCAAATTAGTGCATTTTCCCATTTGCCATTACCTATTAAAAAAAATCAAACGCATTAAAATCTCAAAATCTATTCTGACACCGTGTCAGTAATCTATTAAAAATCAATAAAAACTTAACATCTCAAGTATACAATAAACATACACAAACCAGTTGACATTCTCGTGCATAAATGCTATACTAATATCATCGAAAGGAGGGAAACAGCACGATGAAACATTGTAATTTATTGATGACAGCCTATACCCGTATAGGGAATCTATTAGATGAAGTAGAAAGCGAATATTATTCTAGTAAGAATAAGTGTTTTAAATTTTCGGGAAATATAGGAGATTGTATTATCCAGGCACATTGCATAGAGACGGTCTTACACGAGCTATATGTCGTTATCTACACAGAGGATATCGATATGGAATTTCACTTATACGATAGCGATGACTTAGAGAAATGTATAGAAGATATCATGGATGTTGTCAGATGAAAATGAATTAGGAGGAGGATACAGCAATGACACAAATACTACTAAGCATTGTACTATTTCTAGGAGGCTGCGGTGTACTACTATCCATCATCATGGCGATCATCAAACCGACCAAGGAAAACTTCATCCGCATGATCGCCTGTGTATTATTCTTTTTCTTTGTAAATGCATTGATTACCATGCACAACCTAAACGAACTATATCAAGAACTAAACGTGTGGCTTTACAATTTAGCGCACGGCGCAATTTAAGGAGGATGAAATATGAACGCTAGAGCGATTGCGAAACTCATGTTAGACTGGTTTGACTGCTTATACAGATATGAACAGATTTTGTACAAGATTCATATATCAGGCGAAATAAACAATAAAGTATTTTGCTTTGTGATATCAGAGAAACATGACAAGTTACAAATAGAAACGCACACGAAAAATTTTGATGGATTCTCAAATATTGAAACACTCACGGATTTAGCGCATTTATGGTATCGTGTTACAGAACAGGAAGAACGCATCATATATAGTTCCGTAACAATAGACGGAGACGAGCACCCTATTGCACAAGTAGAAAGTAGCTCAAGAATCGTATTGGACGTCGAAAGAAATGGAATCATGCTTCAAATAGCAACCCATTCTGACGGAGTGTATTTAAAAAACACATATCTTTTGTTTGCAACAACTTTTGATGCCTGCTTATCAAAGGCGATTGAAAAACATTGTTGCGTTGTTTACACAAACGCTCATATTAAAAAATATTATGAATACGCACATTATTTTGAGAGGAGGGAAAACAAATGACACCAGAAATAAAATTTAGTGTGATCTGCTTATTGCTGGCTATCGCTGTCCGTATGATATATGTCATCAACCATAACTATGAACAACAGCGCATAGAAATGTCCCGATTACGGGAATTAAAAGCACAGTATCCGATCATACGTGTCTACGTAGGAAACAAATTTCTTTGCGTGTTAAGTAAAGCGAACTATCACCAAATAGCAAAATGGATGGCAAGAGACAGTTATCGTGGATGCGTAGGGAAAGATGGAAATTATCAAATATTTTTAAGGAGGTAACGGCGATGAAAGTAAAAGAAGTGTTAGATTGTATCATGGAGGGTGAGGAAGTGAAACTGATAATATCAGACGGCAACGTTGCTATTATCATGTGTCATAACACCTGTGACATGTCAGATTGGGGGCTTGAAACTTTAATATCCACGATTGAGATCGATGATTATTACATATGTCTACAATCATGCATTCCAGATGGGCACTATCTGACATTAGAAAGACAAGAATGTGAGGTGTCATGCTGCCATGATTGATTACAATAAGAAAACATATCAATTCAATATCAGTTACGGTTCCACAGGGTCTGAAATTATCAAAGTAACTGTCCCGAAACCTTGGATCTATGATTTGGGGATTAACCCACAGAAAGACCGTTTAAAATGGGAGAAAACAGAAAACGGGATTATTTTAAGAAAGGCGTAAACCATGACAATTAGGCAGCAATATCAGAAAGCACGGCGTAATTATTTACGCCGTGTAAAGCGGTTAACCAATCAGGGATATTTCGTAAAACCAATTGCCCCCGTGAAAAGACCAACAAGAGCTTCCATTGCGAGGCTCGAAAAGGAAACAGGTAAGGCGATCAAACAGCATGCCAGCACAACCCTATATGATGTACTAACGGGAGAAGCGGTTCAGGTGAAAGGAAGAAAACACCGGCAGAGGGTTCAGAAAATGAATCAAGAGTTTATGCAAATGACACCTTTTGAACAGGAAACAGTACGTGAGTTGCAGAGTGTAAGCACAATCTCATTCAGCGAAAGCAATAAATCATTACGTGAGATCACTCAGAGGGCATTTGATAATATGGACGAAGTGCAGGAATATGATATTATCATTGATCGATGGTATGAATTTATCGAAACAGGGATCCATCCAAGAGTGCGGATGCTGGTACGTCAACGCACGGACGAACTACTAGGAAGAGCAACAGAAGCAGAGAAGATTGCGTTTGCCCGTGTGAGAAAGCGCAATCCAGACATCTTTCCAGACGGCGCTGATTCCAGAGACGAGGTTGTCAACGCCAAAATGACAGAAGTTGCGGAATCCATGGGATGGGTAATGAATAGCGATGAATTTCGGCAGATCATAGATTTAATGGACGTAGTCATTGAGCCGGAGGAGTAAGGCAAAAAAAAGCGGAAGCGGTGGTGACGTTGGGCGGCAGGAAAAAGAAAGAGATCACGTTTTGGGCGTCCGATTTTGAAACAACGGTATGGACAGAGGAAATGACAAGGGAAGCAGGACATACACAGAATTGGACAGAAGTATGGGCGGCTGCAAGCACGAAGTTATATGACGAGTGTGAAGAGGTTATTATACAAGGAAACATTAGGGACTATATTCAGTTTATCATAACAAGACCCGGTAACAATGTATTTTATTTTCATAATATTGCGTTTGACGGGTCTTTTATTGTAGATTTTCTATTAAGGAATGGGTGGACATGGACAAATGAAAAAGAGAAGAACATGCGGTCAAGGCAATTTACAACCAGTATTTCTTTACTAGGGTCATGGTATACGATCAAGTTAAAGTATCATAAAAAAGTCATTGAGATGAGAAACAGTTTAAAATTAATTCCGAGCAGTTTGGAAGTGATCGGAAAGTCATTTAAAACGAAACACAAGAAATTATCGATGAACTATGAGGGACGTAGGTACGCTAACTGTGCGATTACGGATGAGGAGTTGGCATACATTAAAAACGATGTGCTAGTATTAAAAGAGGCACTGGAAAAGATGTTCGATGAGGGGCATAATAAATTAACCATAGGAAGTTGTTGTCTTGAGGAGTTCAAATCCACCTATGGGGCATATGATTATGAGCGGATGTTCCCAGATTTACGGGAAGATCCTATTATGATAGATGATAAAATCACGAATATATGGGAGTATTGCCATAAAGCCTATCACGGTGGGTGGTGCTATGTAAATCCAAAGTATCGAGGGATACCTGTAGCAGAGGGAAGCGTATATGATGTGAATTCACTATATCCGTCCGTTATGCATAGCTCATCGGGCAATGTATATCCATATGGACACGGTGAGTATTGTCTAGGCGCACCCGGGATGGATTTATTAGAAGATCGTAGAAAGTTTTATTATATCAGAGTGCGATGCCGTTTTCATTTAAAGCGAAGAAAATTTCCATGGATGCATATTCGAGGAGACGCGAATTACCGGGCGACAGAAAACCTGTATACAACAGATGTCAAAATGAATGGGAGGTATTATCGATACTATCGGGATATAGACGGGAACAAATGTGATACCATAAGAGAGTTCACGTTTACCAAGCCAGACTGGGAGTTATTTCAAGAGACTTATGATACAGAGGATTTAGAAATACTAGATCATGTATGGTTCTGGGCGAAAACAGGGCTGTTTGATGATTACATCAACCGATATAAGGAGATGAAAGAAACCAGCACTGGTTTTTTACGGACATTAGCGAAATTATTTCTAAACAATTTATACGGGAAGTTTGCGATGTCAGACGATTCCAGTTATAAAGAGCCGTATCTTGATCCATCTGATAACACGATCCATTTTATCTTGCATGAGGAGCATAATAAGAAAGTCGGTTATATTGCGGTAGGAGCGGCAGTGACTAGTTACGCATTGAACTTCACGATCCGGGCGGCAATGGAAAATTATGATCGGTTTTTATATGCTGATACAGATTCGAATCATTTACTTGGGTTTGAGCCACCAAACGGAATGGTAATTCATCCAACGAACTTTAACGCTTGGAAAAATGAATCGAAATTTGAATCTGCCATCTATGAAAGACAGAAAACCTATTTGGAAGTGTTGATTGAAAAAGACGGAGAGCCATTAGAGAAACCATACTACGACTTAAAAGCGGCTGGAATGGGAAAGGGAGCAAAAGAAGCGTTTTTAGAACGGGGATATGGTCTAACGGATTTCAAAGCTGGGTTAGAGTTAGATGACTGTAATTTAAAGGCAGTGCGAATACCAGGAGGCATCTTATTGACAAATAAAACATTTAAAATGCGAAAACCTATTGACAAAAAGGTTTGTGTGATGTAAGATTCTATATGTAAACAAAAACCAATATAAAAAGAAAAGGAGAACAAAGGTATGAATGGTTACAAAGCAGTAGTGAAAGAAAGTGTAAAAGGATTAACAGCAAGAGAGAAGATCGCAATCAAGGCACTGAACGATGTGACAGAATTAAACGATCTGGTAACACCGGAGCAGGCGATTATGATTAACATTGACAATGTTGTAACCGTACAGGTACATAATGAGAAATCAGACAATCAGGATTACAACAAATATGTCTATATTGACAAAGACGGTACAAAGTACGTGTCCGGGTCAGAGCCATTATATACAACCGTAAAAGATATCTTAAGTGATATCGAAGACGCGATTGCGGATGGAGAAATGGACGAGACAGAAGATATTACCATTAAGGTTATGAAAAAGGAATCCGCAAACTATAAAGGGCAGACGTTCTTAACAGCGGAACTAATCTAATCAGATAGCTACACCTTTGCGTGATCGCTATAAGTACTTCTAACTAAAAATTGAAGAAGAAAAAAGGCGTTGAGGTCACGCCTTTTTTCTATATAGAAAAGGAGGAGACACATGGGAGACTTTTATGATATTAATTATAAATTATATAATATGCTGGACATCAACGGAGAGAAACCAGAAGTGTTTATAGCGGACGGAAACCGTACAGCAGGGAAATCGTTTAGCATTAAGAGTAAGATATTAAAAGAGGCATTGGAAAAAGAGGATGAGAACCAATTTATCTATTTGTATCGATTTAAAGATGACATGCCGGGGTGTGCAGACAGTTTCTTTGGGGATGTCGTTGATGTGAAATATGATGGTGCGGAATATGAAGAAAAGTCCTTGGCATCTGGAAAAATACGGTTGATGTTATTCGAGGGAAAAGAAGTTGGATTTGCGCTTGCCGTAAATATCGCCAGAAAATATAAACAGATGTCCGCCGTATTCCGTAATGTTGGGAATATGTTCTTTGACGAGTATCAGGACGAAGATAATGTGTATGTGCCAATGGAAGTACAAAAGCTGATTTCTATCCACACAACAGTCGCAAGAGGGAAAGGGAAGAACATCCGGTATGTCCCTTTATATTTGGCAAGCAACACCGTGTCGATCTTAAATCCATATTACAGCACGTTTGGTATCAATAAGCGGTTGAAAACAAACACAAGGTTCCTACGGGGAGAGGGATGGGTGTTTGAGCGAACTTTTAATAAGAACGCCGCAGAAGCATTTCAGAACTCTGGTTTTAACAGGGCATTTAAAAACAATGGCTATTTCCAGTTTGCGTCTGAGAACCAATATCTTAATGATAATTACGCATTGATTGAGAAGCCAAAAGGACGGGGAAGCTATATGCTTACCATCAAAAACGATCAAACCCTGTACGGGGTCTATCGGTACCCATCGTGCGTGTATGTGTCAAAGAGTTATGATGCAAGTTTTCTTTACAGGGTCTGCTTCACCGTAAACGACGTAACGGATGATCGCTTCATGCGAATCGGAACCACAAACTATTTAGTGCAGATGATGCGAACGGAATTCAATCGAGGAAACGTACGTTTTCAAGATTTGGAATGTAAAAACACATTTTTGGACATGGTATCGTTTTTATAATGTTGACAACTATAGGGATACTGTGTATAATAATAGATGGAAGTCCCCACGGCAATTCGTGACCGTTATCAAGATTGCAAAGACAAAAGGCAGGCAGCCGCAATCTTGGTATGGCGTTGTCTCCCCCGTCACATGCCCCGTGGTAGGGCTTCTTTTATTTGACATTTTTTTCGTACTATGATATGCTGAAATATTGATCTTAAATACATTCTGTGCTATACTGATAGAGAGGAGGTGAAAACATGGCATTAAACGGAATTGATGTTTCCCATTATCAAAACGGGATCAATTTAGCTAAGATATCCGCTGACTTTGTGATTATGAAAGCAACGGAGGCGACTAGTTTTGTAGACCCTTGCTGTGATTCCCACTATCAGGAGGCGAAAGGTGCAGGAAAACTACTGGGAGTGTATCATTTCGCCCGTGGAACAGGAACAGGGAAAGAAGAGGCAGACTATTTTCTAAAGCACTGTGAAAACTACGTGGGAGAAGCAATCCTGGTTTTGGATTTCGAATACACCAATCAGCCAAACTCGAATACGGTCAAGTGGTGCAAAACATGGCTTGATCGGGTGCATGAAAAAACAGGAATAAGACCACTCATCTACATGTCGCATAGTGCGACAAGGCATGCTGATTGGAGTAGTGTGGCAAAGGATTACGGGTTATGGGTTGCTCGTTATGCCAACAACCAAATTGTAAACGGATACCAGAAAGACCCGTGGCTTGGAACAGAGGGAACTGGAGCCTTTTCCACCGTTGCGATCCATCAGTACACCTCCACTGGGAGGATTTCCGGGTGGAGCTACAATCTGGATCTTGATATTGCCTATATGTCAAAAGACGCGTGGAATAAATACGCATGGACGAACTCCGCAGATTCTTCAGGAGGCAGTATCACGTCAAAAGAGGTTACATTGAAAAAAGGGGAAACCCTTATTGTAAAGGGGGTGTAATGGATGGAAGCATGGATCGAATTGATTCAGCAGGTGGGAATCGCCGCTGTGGTAGCTGGCTTATGTATGTACTTTATCAAATATATGTATGACAAGAACCGAGAAGATGTGAAACTGCAACGAGAAGAGTACACAAACCAGCTTGAGACAGAACGCCAGAGGCATAACGAGGAGATGAAAAGCGTCACAGAGGCGTTAAACAATAACACGATGGCATTGACAGAACTCACAACCTATATTAAAACATTCGTGTCTACAGAGGATACTGACAATGCCTAATATTAGTTTAGCATACCAATGGACGATTTCCGTATGCAATGCCCCGAATGTGGGTTACTCCCAAACCTATCGGAGAGGGCAGACAGTGAATGGGATTACCTATTATGACTGTTCTTCTTTAATATCCGCCGCCCTCACGAAAGGAGGCTTTACACAGACGAACCCGTGGTTTACCACAACTTCCATGAGAGGCTATCTCAAAGATTGGGGGTTCGGTCAAATCCCCGTAACAGACGAGTGGAAACCGGGAGACATCTTGTGGAAGCCGGGGCACACAGAAATGTGCTATCAGGGATATGTCACTATGGGGGCGCATCAATCCGGCGTTCCGTTAGCGGATCAGGTGTCCATCAATTCCGGACCTGTCTCACCTACTTATTATACGGAGTGTTGGAGATATGGAGGAGGAGCCGCAACACTCATATGGATTTATGGAAACCGTTACTTAAACCAAGATGAAATGGAAAATAACGCCTACGTGTTTTGGTCTACCATGTTCGGCTACGGCTGGACATTAAATGCAGTGGCTGGCGCTCTTGGGAACATCCAACGGGAATCTACCATCAATCCGGGAATCTGGCAGAATTTATCCGTCAACCCGGAGCTGGGGTTCGGGCTGGTGCAGTGGACGCCATCTACCAACTACACCAACTGGGCTGTGAAAAACGGGTATGATATCAGCGATGGGGCAGGTCAGTGTAAATGGCTGGCAGAAGAAACAGTACCATCCGGCCAATGGATTCCAACCAGCTCTTTTCCGCAGAGTTTTGAGGAGTTCACTTCCAGCACAGATACACCGGAAACACTGGCGGAAATGTTCTGTTTAAACTTCGAGCGTGCCGGAGTTGCCGCTATGGACGAGCGGAAACGAAACGCAAGAAATTGGTACAATTATCTGGAAAACCTGTCACCGATTCCACCAGAACCGGGGAAAACGGTGAAGAAAAAAATATATCATTTTCCACTTATAAAAAGGAGGTTTTATTAAATGAACACAGATGAAGCGATCAAAAAAATTATGGATCAGATGACAGACGTATCTTCTGTTCAGGACGCATTTGACTATCTCATCGAAGCAGCGTCCGGGGAATGGAAAACCAAATACGATCAGGCCATCGTGGATTTAGAAGCGGCAAGAAGCGAATCCGCTAAAAAAGACCAGCAGATTGTAGACTTGAACAACCGTTACAAAGAACGGTTTCTGTCCGAGATGGGCGGGGCAGGTCGAAGCGATGAGGATGTCAATGACCCACAAACCCCAGAAGATGTCTTATTTAACGACATTGACTGGAACGCCGCTACAGAGTAAATGAAAATAAGGAGGTAATGAAATTATGCCAACAAAGAAAGCAACTGTACCAGCTACAAACGTGAACCTTTTGAAAGCGGCTGTGAATGAATACAGCTTGGAAAACAGGTTATCCAAACCGACAGAAGATAATCTTGCGGCAGTGTTTGACGACATGATGAACATTGATAAAGCAAGAAACGCATTGGTTCCGTCTTTGATGCAGAGAATCGGAATGCAGACCGTGGATTCGGATTCCTGGGATAACCCGTTTAACGTGGTAAAGAAAGACCCAATGTACTATGGTTCCATTGACGAGGAAACCTATGTCAACTTCGCAAAATCCAAAGGGTTTGACCCAAGAGAGGACTATGCGGAAGCATTTAAACAGTATCAGTCTTACATTATGACGATGTTCCACCGTGTCAACTTTGCGGAACAGTATCCGGCAACCATTAGCTATGACAATATGCGAGACGCTTTTACAAGCGAATACGGTGTCCGTGACCTCATGAGAGCGAAAGCAATCTCTTGTGTTTCCGGGTTCAACTGGGATGAATACAATGCCATCAACTCCATTATTGGAACAGGGTATGATAAGGAGATCCTCCCAGCTACAACCGTAGAAGCGCCGGTAGACGAAGCAACCAGTAAAAAGATGATTTCCCTTGTAAAGGCATACGTGAAGAAATTCCGTTATCCAAAGCCAGAGCATAACATCGCAGGCGCAACCTCCCACAGCCGCCCGAAACAGCTTCTCTGGCTGACAACACCGGAGAACGATTCCAACTTCGAAGTATTTGTTGAGGGTTACGCTTTCAATGAAAACAAGGTAGATCTACAGGTAAGTAAGATCGTGGTGGATGAATTCCCGGATCCGGCCATTCAGGGCGTGCTTGTGGATATCCGGTTTTTCCGTATCCGGGAACAGTTCAGACGGTTCAGCTATCAGGAGCTGGCAACTTCCCTGAACTGGAATATGTTCTACACGGTGAAAGAAATGATTTCCGCTTCCCCGTTCTACCCGATCATGGTATTTACAACCGATCAGGTGGCAACCAGCTCTCTTGCCATTACAGCAGAAAACGTAGAGTATACAGCAGGAACAGAAATGCCGATTCCGGCATCCGTAACAGGTGGAACCGGAACCTACCGCATGGGTCTGATCGACTATACGATTACCTCTGGCGCAACAAGCCGTGACACTTACATCCTACCGGGCACCAATATTTTAGTACTTGGTTCCGATGAAACAGGAACGATTAACATTGATGTTACTTACCGGCTGGATACCTCTGTGAAAAAGCCGATCACAGCGACAAAAAAAGCTGATGCATAAACTAGTATAATAAGAGGCACCAAACATTACGGTGCCTCTTACTTAAAACTAGTCGAACGAGAAAGGAGATAGAACATGGAAAATATGATCCCTATGCCGTCTCAGGCAAATGTATCGGCTAGAGCGCCACAATCGAATCTTCGGTTATACTCCGGTGTTCCTTGGGATAATTCCTATCAGCATGTGAGGCTGTATAACTCCCAAATAGAAGCCCTTTCTTCTTTGGAATCATACCGGGTATTATATCAAGATGCACGGTTGAATCAGATTGCCCCGATCCGTGTTGGGTCTTTAGAGGTGAAAATCCCGTTCACGGAAATGGAAACACTGGATTTGAATTACATGACATTCCTGAATAAAGGGTTTAGTAATACTTGGGTGTTTGCTTTTATCACCAGCATTGAATGGCTATCTCAGGAAACAACCAGAGTACACTTTGAGCTGGATATCTGGCAGAACAACATTTACAACTGTACCATGAAACCGTGCTTTGTGGAACGGATGCACATTCCAAAAAGCCAGGATACCATCGGCGGAAATCTGGTAAATGATTCCCTGGAAACCGGAGAGTATATCTGTTCCTACCACACGGAATCTGATTTCGGCGACATGGAAATCTGCATCTACGCTACCACGTCCCCAACTGGGGAGCGTCTGGAATATGGCTTATCCAACGGGGTGTTCCGTGGAACCTCTCTTGGGCACTGGCCGGCTACAGAGGATGGAGCTTCTAAAGTGAAATCAACCATCGATCAGTATGTGGATGAGGGAGCCATCGACGCAATCGTGTCGTTCTTTATGGCCCCTGAAATTTGCGTCAACGCCGGATTGAAAACACAGCCGGGGCCAACACAGAAGATCACAACCATTTCTATGGGATCCCCGTTTGGCGGATACGTGCCAAAGAATAAAAAGCTATATTCCTATCCGTATCTGTACTTGATGCTGGATAACAACTGCGGACAGTCGAACACCCTGTTTTTTGAATACAGTTCCAATGCAAATCACGACATCAGCGTGAATTTCCTTGGAACCATGTCTACCACGCCGGGAGTGTTGGTGTATCCTACAAACTATAAGGGAACTTCGAACAATTACGCCGAAGCAATCACATACCAGAACTTCCCGATGTGCTCATTTAACTATGACGTGTATAAGTCTTGGCTGGCGTATAATCAGGGAACCATCGGAATTCAAGCCGTTTCCTCCGGTATGTCAGTGATTGGTTCCGCAATCAAGGGCGCAGGGGCTGGGGCACTTGGAGGGCCGGCCGGAGCTGTGGCAGGTGGAGCCGCAGGGCTACTATCAGGTGTGGTAAATGCCGGTATGGATGTTGCCAATATGATGAATACCATGTATCAAAAAGATCTGGAGCCAAACGTACTAAAAGGGAAAGCCATGAACACCAATTTGAACGCCGGCGCTGAACTGCAACAGATTGATTTTTATGTCATGTCCATTACGACCGAGTTCGCAAAACGGATTGATAATTATTGGACGGTGTTCGGGTACCCGATCCATGATCTGGTAACGCCAACCATGAATAACCGGTCTTCGTGGGATTACTTAAAAACAGTGGGATGCGGTATCACTGGAAAAGTAGACCTCGATCAGTTAAAAAAACTGAGAGCGATCTTCGACAACGGCGTATTCATTTGGCACACCAATGATATCGGGAACTTTGGGCTTGCGAATAATTAAACTAGTGAACTAGGAGGTGATACCATGCGAAACCCTTTTCGTGTATACGAAAACTTTAAATCGGATTCCTGCGACATGGAAGAAGTGTACTTCTTCTATAAATTGAAAAATTTATTTTTATCTTCTATTACCTATGAGGGGCTGCCGGATGAGATTCAGCCGTTTTGGGTAGAAGAACAGCTATTCTACAACCCAGTCGTTGCGTTTATTTATGACGATCTTGTGGATATGTACGCCGCTATGAAAGTGAACTTACAAGGTATGCCGGATATTTACGGGATCCCAGAACTTCGGCAAGTGTGGGCGATCAACGGATATCTGGAATATTACGGGAAAGAAAATTCTGTCTTGATGTGGAATTCTCTTGCGCCGTTCTCTTATGCGAAAATCGCACGGATGTACGCAAAGAAGCTCGCTAATATCTGGCGTACCATCGATGTGAACATTTTCGCTCAGAGAACTCCGGTGGTATTGTCAAGCCCCGATGATATGCGGCTTACTTATGACAACATTGGTGCCAGCTATGAAGCGAACGTGCCTGTAATTAAAACCAGAGACACTGTGAATCTCGGATTAATTAAAGCACTCAAGATCGATGCGCCATATGTTGCTGATAAATTACAACAGCAGTTTAAAATTATTCTCAGCCAGTTCCTGACAGATTGCGGATACGAATCGAACCCGGTTGAAAAACGAGAACGGCTTATCAACGGCGAAGTGGATGGAAACAATGGCGAGACAGAGGGTATGAGAAATTCCAGACTTGCACCGAGAATCCGAGCGATCAATGCTTGCAACGAGCTATGGGGCTGGAATGCTTCTGTGAAGTTTAATTCTATTCTGCCGACCTCCATTAATGGATTTATTGGCGGTCAGATGGTTGAGGAAACAGGTGAAACGAGGGAGGGTGAAGATCTTGATAACGACAACAATTAAAAATATCTTACAAGAATACGCTCAGGCTGATTACATGAAAAACCACCCGGGAGAAATGATCGTGAATCTTTCTCCTTGGGATTTGGTGGACAACTACTACCAGCAGTTTTTCTCCTTTCCGTTTCCGTGGTATGAGGATTCGGATGATAGCAAAACAGAGTTTGAAAAGCTCTTCCTGCACCGCTACTTTATGAATGAGATTGGACAGGAAACCGTGAATCTCCATAAGCAGATGCTCTATACAAAGCTATCCATCCGGATGCCGTACTACAAGCAGATGTTCCAAACCATGCTGAATGAACAGGGCGTAGATATGACCCACAATCTGGATTACTCTATGGACGGCAAGGATTCCGGTACAGCGAAAGGCGACAAAACAAGGGATATGTCGGATAATACGGAGGGAACCTACTCGGATACCAATAAGACAACGACAGATACAAACTCTCAGTCCATCGATTCCGACAACCCTCAAGTAAACTTTGCTGGTGTAGATTATGCTTCTGCTATGAACCGTGGGCAGTCCGATCAGACGGTGAACGGAACAGCTTCTGGCACCAACTCCTCTGATAAGACCGTGAAAGAAACGGAAGACCATTCCGAATCCACAACAGGAACCACAGAGCGAAATTTCCTTGGCAGACAGGGTGCTTTTCCAGCCGAAGTGATTGAAACTTGGAGAAACATTGTGTATAATATAAATCAGGAGATCATAACTGATCTAGATTCTTTATTTTTGGGGGTGAGACCGTAATGGATGAAGATTTATTACTTGCAATGCTGGAAGCTAGCAGTGTATGGTTGTGTTCAAAGAACACCTATATCCAATTAAGAGCGGAATACGTGCAGTGCCATATCCGATTGTGTCTCGTTTCGGCAGAGATCGAAGATCCTCGCCGTGCGTATACGAAAAAAGAAATGGCTTATATGCGTAAAAAACAGACTGCTCTTATGGGCTATGAGAATGCCATAGAAAAGCAGATAAAGGCATGTTATCCGGGTACTACATTAACAGATATTTTTAAAGAATTGAGAGGTATCACAAATGCTAAAAGGTTGGATTAAAGCAACGTTTGATCCGGACGAACCCGGATTCCGGGTGGATCCGTATCTTGCGGACGATCAATTTGTAGACCCGATTGATTTTATGAAACTGGTGGAGGATGGAATTATTATCATTGATAAAGAGGAGGTAGAATAATATGGGATATCAGGTTCCAAGTGTCAATCAGTGTTACGACTTTACTTGTGTCATTGGACAGTTACAGGCGTGGTGTTGTTCTCACGCTCCGCTTGTACAATCCGTGTATGATGAGTGCAAGGGGACGAGTTTGAGCGAACAGGTTGCGTATCTGTTCGGGGTTGTGCGAGATGTTGTGAAAGCACAACAGTGCGTGGATGAGAACTTTAAAACGTTATATGATTTTGTGAAAGACTTTTTTGAAAATTTGGATTTGCAGGAAGAAGT